GTATAGTTAATATTTTTTTCTTGTTTTTTTTTAGTTTAGAAAGTCACCTTTAAAATGGTGGCTTTTTTTATTTATCTTTGTTAAAAAAATAATTATGATAATCAAGGGTTTACTTAATATTATTGAAACTGTCATACCATTAGCGGGAGAAGTTGTAGAGCAAGTTAAATCTACAGAAGGGGGTGAAGGTAAATTTAAACTAACACCTAGATTTATCAAGCAAGTAATAAGATTGCTTGTAGCGGGTTGTGTCATGTATATGTTCATAAGCGGTAAAATAGGATTAGACGAGGCGCAAGACATTATTAAATAGGAGGATGAACGAATGGCTTACTCAGCATTGGGCAGAATTGATGGCATTATTAGGGGTTGGAGCAACAGGAGCCGGAGGAAGTGTGCTTGGACACAAACTAATTGACAAACAACAGAACGCTGCCTTGAAAAAACACGATAATAGATTGACGGATTTAGAAAAGAAAGTTACTAGTATAGAGAGTGAAGTAAAGGTTAATAGTACTTCTGATCAGCAGTTTAGGAATGAGATAGGACATAGGCTAGGTAGTATAGAGAATTTAAATAATAAAATTTTAGAACATTTATTAAAATCAAAGTAGTATGGCACAAATGAGAGTAAAGGTTGATTTCTTACATGAAGGAAGACAATTTAAAGTAGGAAGTATTTTAGAGGTTTCCTCTAAGTCTGATCAGCAACATTTAATTAAAACAGGACAAGCAGTTCTTGAGACTTATGATTTCTTTAAAAAGGAAGAAAAACAAGTTGTTCAAACTAAGGAATTAAAGGTTGAGGTAGAAACCAAAGAAGAGGTAGATGATATTGATTCTTTAAGAGAGCAATACTTAGAAAAGTATGGTAAGGATGCTGACAAAAGATGGAAAGAATCTCGTTTAATTGAAGAATTAGAGAATGATTAATTATACTATTTCTGATGCTAGTGGCGCTCCTAGTAGTTTTGATTACTTAACATTAGTTGAGATAAAGAACTATTTAAAAGTGGACAATTCTACTGATGATGTTTTGATCAATGATATGTTTCAAGCTGCTGCATCTTATATAGAAAGGCAATTTAAGCAGACACTAAAAAACAGAGATATCGTTATTCAATACGATTCTACAGAAAAGTATATTGATTTATTATTTTCTCCTGTAACTACCGTTACTAGTGTAACGTATAATACATTTAATTCTGATGGTAGTGGTACGTTTACTGAATCTACTGATTATTGGACTTATGGATTAACTAATAGTAGAGCAAGAAGTTTGGTTTTAGATTTTAAGAAATCATATCAAACCGTAAATATTTATTATAATTCGGATGGATCCACAGTTCCACGTGAAATAAAACTAGCTACACTCGCTTACATTAAGGTTATGTACGATAATAATAGAAGTTTCTTTGATAAGGATGTACCTACGGCGCCACCCACAGAGACAATTCAATTAATGTCTCCGTACAAACCTATTGTAATATGAGGGAAAGAATAACAATTAAATCTAGAACTTATACTACAAGTAATACAGGACAACGCTCTTTAAATGAAACTGTAGACGTATTAATTACTTGGGCGAATATTTATCAAAAAAGAAGAGATTTTCAAGATTTAACAGGGACTCAGAATGTATTAGAAGGTGATTGGGTTTTTAGGATAAGAAATTCTCAATTAGAGATTCCCACATCAAAATCTAATTTTATTTTATGGAGAGGAAAGGAATATAGTATTATTTCCATTTCAGCACAAGAAAGTTATCAAAGAATGATTGATTTAACTTGCCGTGTTGTAGAATGAGTTTTAAATTTAAACATAACGCAGACAGAATATCAATTAATTTAAGCAAGTATGTTGATAAAAAAATTATAGGAGTAGAAGCTGCTATTGATAAATTTATAGACAATACTAAGAAAGATGCTAAAATAAATATATCTTCTAATAAAACTGTTTATCAGTCTAAACTAAAAAATAGTCTTAAGAAAAAAGTTAAAAAATCAAAAGGAAAAGGAGAATGGAGTTTAAAAGTAGATGCCGTTTATGGTGCTTTTGTTGAATTTGGGACTAAAGGTAAGTTTGATTCAGATTCAAGATTAGGAAATTACCCTAATAAATTTAAGGGTATGAAGGGGGAGAGTGGTGATGTTTATGATAGATTAAAAAAATATTTAATCTCTGAAGGTGTTCCCGAAAATGAAGTATTTATAGTTATAAAAAGTATGTTAAAAAAAGGTACAAAAGCATACCCATTTTTCTTTCCCGCAGTTTTTAAAAACAAAGTAACTTTGAAGAAAGATTTAAGAAGGGCATTAAAAAAGAAAACTAAAGTATAAAATGGCAGCATTAACGGGAAATAAAATAAAGGATAGTTATTTAGGTTTATTGAAATCTATAAGTAATGATGCTATATCATCAAGTTTTGTCCAAATTTCTGATGGTGGAGGTAACGCATTGCCTTTGTATCTATCTACCGCATCAATTAGATTTTATGATGCTTACACATTTCCAAGTGCAACGGGAACAGTAGGACAAGTTTTATCAGCCGATGCGAGTGGTAATTTAGTTTTTAGTGATCAATTAGATAATCAGACATTAGAGCAAGTTTTAACACGTGGTAATGCTGCCACTCTTGCTATATTAAGTACGGCAGATTCTAATACATTTGGTAGTACAACTTTTTCAAATACAGTAACATTAGCAAATAATTCTGTGGTTTCGGGTACTCCACCAAGTGCAAGTAATAACTCAACTAAAATAGCAACAACTGCTTATGTTGATAATCAAGTATCAACGCAAGGTGTGGTAAAGAAAACGGGAACAATTGCTGCAAACAAAATAGCGGTATGGAATGACGCAGTAGATACACTAAGAAGTGATTCTTCAGTAACTATCTTATCGGATGGTACGATTACATTATACCAACCGAATAATACTTCTGCCGGACTTTCAGATAGTTATAGTTACAATATTGGTGGAGGAAATTTTTCAAATAGAGATGGAACAAATACCAACGAACCTAGATATAATACGGGATTTGGTTTAGATAATTTATCATCTTTAACCACGGGAAGATTTAATACTGCTATTGGTAATAATAGTTTGATGTCCTTAACGGTAGCAAGTCAAAATGTTGCCGTTGGTTATGATGCATTACAAAATTTTAATGGTAGCGGAACAAATACGGCAGTAGGACACATTTCTTTAACTGCTCTTGTTAGTGGTGTATCAAACACGGCAATGGGAAGAGGAAGTTTAGCCTCAGTAGTAAGTGGAAGTAATAATACGGCTATTGGTGATGGTGCTGCACAATTACAAACGGGAAGTAACAATATTCATATTGGTAACAACTCTTCATGGCAAAATGTTGGCAGTAATAATATATTTATTGGATATCAATCGGGTTTTTTCACAACCCTTGGAAGTAACAATGTATTTATTGGTGGATATAAAGGGGTTGATAACGGTGCATCTCCCGTTACTCTTAATAATCATATAGTTTTATCTGATGGATCACAATCAGAAAGGATAACCATTAATGCAACGGGAGCAATTAGGTTTCATAATTATAATGCATCGGTTAATTTAGGAACACCAACAAGTATAATAGGTACAGATGCAAGTGGTAATGTAGTTAAAACACCAATTGTTCCGGACGGGCCAACGACGGATAAATATATTCTTGAATACGATCGTACTGTAAGTCCTAATGTATTTTCTTGGGTAAGTAACTTGTCTTCAGCAACAGTCGGTGGAACGGGAACGGCGGGAACTATTGCTAAATGGGCAACGGGTGGAGCAAATATAGAAGATAGTATTATAACAGAATCGGCAAGTGCGATTACGGTTAGTGGAGATGTAAAAGTAAATGAAGTAAATCCGCTAATTTTTGTTGATTCAACAAGTACAAATAAAGCGAGTGGAATAATTACCTCCGAAAGTGGAACGAGTAAATGGGCGATAGGCACTAACTTTGGTTCGAGTGATGATAGTTTTAATATATATAATTATACGGCTGCAAGTAGATACTTAACCATCTCATCGGTGGGTAATGTGGGTATTGGAGTTTCACCAGCTACAAAACTACATATAAGAGGAACATCGGCAAGCACTGATTCTACCTTACAAATAGTTGGTAATGGTGTTTCAACATTGTTATTAGGACAAAATGCAAGGGGTGGGGTTATTAGAGGACAAGGTGGTAGTAATGAGTTGGCATTTTTTGTGGGTGGAGCGGGAGACACGGCTGCTGAAATTGGAACAGAAACTATGCGCATCGCATCGGGGGGTAATTTAACGTCACTTGCACAAAGCACAACTGCTCCTTCGCTTACAATGGGTGCTGCTGCGGGGCAAATATTTAAAAACGAAGATTTAGAATTTGCTTTTGGATTAAACAATGCATCACCGTATAATGCTTGGATGCAAACAAGATTTAATGGAAATGCATCTAGAAATTTTTCAATAAATCCATTAGGGGGTGATGTGGGAATTGGAACTGATTCTCCTAGTGCTAAGTTACAAATACATACAACAACAAATGCAGGAAATGCAGAAGTTGCTGCTTTTCTAGTTAATAATTCAGCTTCAATTAACACAGAAGTTAGATTAGCGTTTGCTGCTAACACAAATGATATTATTAGTACGGGTAGATATTCCTATATTTCTGCTAAAAATACTAGTGGAAGTAATGGGCAAGACTTAGTATTTGCAACAAATGCAACGGGAGCAAGTGCTACACCAAAACTCACCATCTCATCGGGGGGTGATGCTACTTTTGGTGGTAGTGTTGCCGTTAGTGAACTATTAACAATAACGCAAGTAAATGCAGGCACAACAGCGAATAAAGGGTTAAAATTAACAAATACTACGGGTACTAGAAATTGGAATATAACTGCGGGTAGGTTTAATCAAAATAATGATGATTTTACAATAAGATGCGCTGACACTAATATTGATGCGTTATTTATTTCACCAACGGGGCTGGCTACATTTCAAGGTAGCGTTCAAGAAAAAATTAAATTAATAGCAAGTTCAGATGAATATTTATCTTTGGCATTTGCTAATAATAGCGGAACAACTCAATGGGAAATATCAAAAAATGATAGTAATGAATTGTATTTTTATAGAGGAGGAGGAGGACTTGATCAAGGAATAAAACTTACCATAGCATCGGATGGTGAACTTGTTTCGAAAAAAGGTATAGAATTTCAAGGCAATAGTTTAGCTGCTGGACAAACGGGAGTTGCCTCCTCGGGCAGTGGGGGTGACTTAAGATTTTACACAAATGGGAATCAAAGTGTTACCATCTCATCTGGGGGTGAGGTTACGGTAACGAAAAGTATTACAACCCAAGGATTAATTACAGATTCAAGTTTTCCTATTTACAAAAGCAAATTATCGGGTGCGTATACGGGTGGATGGGGTTCATTAACCGTTGGTACTGTTTTAGGAGGATTACAACACAGTCATGTTAGAACAGATGGGGGACAAGTTAATATTGCTGCTGCCATTGATTTTTTATTAGCAAACAATACCTACGGAACGGGACAGTCGGAGATTAGTTTTAAATGCGGTGGAGTAAATGGAGTAGATTCTACCGAAAAAATGCGCATCACATCGGGGGGTGTTTTACAAATTTTAGGAACGTCAACTG